TTTGTAAGCGAGCATCCACCGTTAGATGAATGATTCTAATATTGAATAAATTTTAGGTGGAATGGTTCGATGACTTAAAACTGCCATTGTAGATGGCATCACTTTAAGAACAATAGGACTTCGATAGGGACTCTTTTTGTATGAGTCAAATTTTCGAGTCTTCTCCATCAGAAAATGACTATAGATGTAGCAATTTGCTTTCTTTGCATACATCTTGCTGTCAATTTCAAGATTAAATTTTTTAATAATTTTTACTGCTCTTTTTTCGCAGTCGCGTTCCATAGCGCGAACAAGAAAAAATGCTCTTTTTAATTTTTGTTCTGAGTATTCTTTTCCATTAAACCATTCATCTATAATAATTCCAGCTATATCTGATTTTCTAAAAATTTTACAATTTTTGATGCATTGTAAAAAATGGCAATATTCATGGACCAGAGTGGACATAAATTCTGGTGAATTTTTTGCAATTTTTATAACTTTTTTACCTTCATCGAAATATCCAACACAGCGGTATCCCCCGACGTTTACCCGTTTTCCACGCCCAATGACAAGGTTCATACCATATTCTGCCAGATGATTTTTCACATGTCTGACAAACTGACGATTCCGCTTGCTCATGGTGGAGTCTCCTCAGTCCATATTATTTAGGATATTACTTGACAGTCAAGCAATGGGTGCTATATTATGGGCACTTCTTATAAGAAAGGAAATTTATATGGAAATTACTACAGTTGATCGTCCTACTAAGATTCAGAGAGTGTTTGATTACATGCGTTCGGGTACCCCCCTCACAGCAGGTGAAGCACGGAAGCGTTTCCGTGTAAGCAACATGCGCGCAACGATGCATGACCTTCGTGAAGCATTTAATCGCTTTGATATGAACTACGCTATCACACGCGAAACCCGAAATGGGCGTTCATATTACCGTGTGGTTAGAAACCGAAGTCGGTAAAAATTTACTTACGTATTAAATACGAAGGTATCAAACCCCTCCAAAAGAGGGGTTTATACTTTTATGGTAAACTGTACTTCTGCCGAAGTTTGTGAATTTTGTAAAGTGCAATATAATGTACTACTTGTTATATAATTTTTTAATATAGCGAAAGAATTTATATAACCCAATTTTCCAAATTTTTCAAATTGATTTATATTTAATAAAGTTTTTCTTGTTGGTTCAGAATATATCAATAAATCGTAACCAATCAGCGATGGATGGCTTATATCAATTTTTATAATGCTATTATTTGCGCCACCGATAATAATATTAGGATTTGATGCTACATTCAGTGTTGCAGAAAAAGCTGAAGTTGCAAATGCAACAGATGAATTTGTTAATTTGATAAAAATCAAACTATTAAAAAATTCACCAATATCATTTTTATATCCATTAACAGGATCCGAATAATTTGCATCAATACACGACGCACAATTATCAATTATTGCGTAAGCATAGCTAGCAGCACCAAATTGATTTTTTCTTAGTATTGCTTGATTGAAACTTTGATTTTCAAAACAAGAAATAACAGAGCCTGAATTTTTAACTTTTAATATTAATACTACAGGCACTGAAGAATATTTTGGTGCAGTTATTAAATCTGGATCTCCTCGAACATATAAACTAATTTCAGAATTGGTTTCTATTAAATTTTGTGCTGTTCCGCCACTTTCAAAATATATTACTTCTTGACCGTCTTTTAATTCACAATAACCATATACCTTTAATCTATCTGCATTTTCTGCAGTTCCACCATTCAAAGATACATATTCTTCAAAATTAAATATACTCCCTATGATTCCCAATCCTTTAAATCTATTGGGACTCATGCTTGGCATAGAATTTACTAAAAAATATCCAGTAAGAGATTGGCTAGTAGAAAAATTGTATTCTATGTTTTTAATAAAATTATTTTTTTCAAAAAAACTATAATTTGTAGGAGTAGTAAATCCACTAATAATGTTAGCAACAACAACACGGTCTCCATTTATTAATTTATTAAAATATGCCGTTCCACCAATAGTAGTTTGTATATTATTATTTCCATCATAATATTGAACAGGTGGAATATAAAATGTTACACCAGCAGTAAAAGAACCAAAAGTTTTTTTTAGGTATACTAAATCTGAAATATTAGATGTATTTGAATAATCTATGTATAGAGAAGATCCATAAAAAGATATAGATGGTTTGCTTTCTATCTTTCCTTTAGCAAAAATCGGATCTAAAGTATTTCCAGAAACGTAAAAACCATAATTTGACATGGTTTTTACTTGGTTTAACGAAGATGTACTCATTTTAAGATGCTACGTATGTAACTATTTGTGTTCCTGAGGATGCTATCAAATAAATTTTATTTGTATTATTTAATTTTAAGAAAATTTCATCACCTTCATATAAAGCGTGACCAAAAGAAGTTCCAACCAGTCCTGATGTATTTCCCATATAAACAACATTGGTATTTGCATTTATTGCTTTTACTGTTATCCCATTTTCACAAGTATAGCCAGAAGAATCCATTTGAACTACCGAAGAAGATGTTACAGATACTCTTCCTGTTTTAAATGATGAAGGAACTGAAATACCGAGAGTAGAAAGATTTGTATTTAATGTTCCGAGTTGTGAAGAAATCCCGCTAAGAGAATTTAAAATTTGTGTATCATTTATACCGACAGTATTACCTACAGTGACTGCTAAAGATGTTCCACCAGAAAGACCTTGTACACGCAAACCACTAGTTGCACTGTCGTTTGTTACTCCCACGGTAGAACTGAGTGTAGCACTGACTGTAACCCCACTAAGTTGTACTATTAAAGGATTTGAAGTGTTGCCAATTGCATTTCCAGATGAATTTACTAGATTAGTGTATATCCATGTATTTCCCGCTGGCCCGAAAACAGAAATAGCATCGGTACTTTTTGTTAAAATTCTCCCTCCGGTAACCTCCACCGGGGAACCGCTTATATGAGAAATATATACTGGTGCAGATGTGTTTCCTGTTGCAATTACTGTGCCGGTTATAGTTAAGGGTTCTCCCCCTACAACACCTTCTACAGCCAAAGTGCCAGTAAATCCCGAAATAGTAGCAGTCATACCAGAAGAAACAGAAACTGGTAATGGGTTGGTGGGAGATACTATAGTGGCAGCACCAGTCAAGCCATAAGCTAATTTTATTAATTGAAAGTGTGCCGTTGTGCCAGAAAATACAACAGTATCTGTTGCGACTGCTGCGGTAAGTCCTGAAGTTTCTATAACAAGATTTGGGTCTATGTCTGCTGGCATTTTGTCCTCTAAATAGTTCTAGAATATTTAGATAGATTTTAATATTGCTTTTCAATAAAACTGGAGTATGATTAGTTATGTATATTGATGATTCTGCCAAAGAAATTTTTTCAAATAAAGTTTTACAAAGAGTAAAAACTACAAAATTGCCATTTATGGATTGTGTATTAGAATTGGCAGAAGAAATGAATATTGAACCAAATGCTGCTGGAAAATTGTTAACAAAACCTCTTATAGAAAAAATTGAAATTGAAGCGGTAGATTTAAATTTTTTAAAAAAAACAAAAACAAAACGTTTGCCTATTGATTGATTGTATTGTATACTGATAAACAACAAGGCCAAGGTAGATCCTTGGGGAAAGAATAATATGGGAAATTTTTCAGATTTTAAAAAGAAGAGTAAAAATTCGGTCGCATCTTTAACTGAGCGTCTTGATAAGATGACTTCTAAAGAAAGTTATAAAGATGAAAGAATGTGGAAACCCGGAATTGACAAAGCGGGAAATGGATACGCTGTAATTCGTTTTCTGCCAGAAATAGAAAATGAAGATAGCCCATTTGTGGCGGTTTATAGCCATACCTTCAAGGGCAAGGGTGGCTGGTTCTATGAAAACTGCCCAACTACCATTGGTGAAAAGTGCCCGGTGTGTGCAGCAAATACGGAATTGTGGAACAGTGGTATTGAGGATGATAAAAACATTGCACGTAATCGTAAGCGTAAGCTGACTTACATTTCCAATATCTTGGTTATTGAAGATCCTGCTAATCCAGAGAATAAGGGAAAGGTCTTCCTTTATCAGTATGGTACTAAGATCTTCCAAAAGATCCAGAGCCTTGCTCATCCAGAATTCCAAGATGAAGTTGCGGTAGATCCTTTCAACTTCTGGACTGGAGCAGACTTCAAAATCAAGATTCGCAATGTCGGTGGATATGTAAACTATGATCGCAGCGAGTTTGCATCACCAGCACCACTCTTTGGTGGAGATGATAAGAAACTTGAGGAAATTTGGAAAAAGCAATATCCGCTCAAGCCTTTCACCGACAAGAGTCAGTTTAAGAGCTTTGATGAGTTGAATGCACGATTCAAGAAGTCTGTTGGAGACGATATTCGTGCTCAATTTGCCGACACCAAGAGCATTGAGGATGACGTTGAAGAAACTTCAGTTGTAGAAGATATGGAGGAAAAAGATCCTTTAAAGTATTTCTCCGAAATGGAGAATGATTGAAAAAACCCCCCTTTCGGGGGGTTTTTTTATGCCCATTCTGGAATGGTGCTTGACCGCATTTTTCTTTGTTCAAATACCAAATTTGTTGGTTCTACTGTAGGTCTTTCTTCAAAAGAATCTCGTTCTTTTGTTTTTAACCAACCATCACCTCTATTTTGTAAATTCATAATACTTTCTTCTAAAGATTTAGTTTTTTGATACAAAGAATCAACATCACTTTCAATATTTGTTGGCGTTATTGTTTTTGAAAATTGTGCTTCTAGCATCTGGGAACTAAAAGAATCTGTAGTTTCTGTTGGAATCATAAAAGATGCTTCAGGCAACTCCACACCAAAATTTTGAGATATTGGTTGTGATTCGGGTAATAAATTATCTACAAAATTTTGAGATATTGGTTGTGATTCGGGTAATAAATTATCTACAAAATTTGTTTCATTTGTTTTTGAAGAAACAATAAATTGTGTTTGTGGCAATTCTGTAGATTCTAAACTTTGAATTAAATCAGACTCTGGTAATTTTGGATCAAATAAAACATTGTTTGTAGTAGAAATTTCTTCATTAAAAACATTAATAATTGGAGACATTAATTGTCTCTCTGCTTCAAAATCCATTGAAATATTATTTTCTTCATTCATTAAAAATTATTTCCTTGCATCATTGAATTTTGCATGTTTTGTTCTTTTTTTCTTTCTTCGTTGGCTGCAATTAATGTAATATATATTTCTCTTTCCCAAGGTGCCAACATTTCAATATCAGATATTCTCCAATTGTATTTGCTAATCATGGTAAAGTTAGTTGAAAAATAATCAGCCAAATCAAAAAACTTTACCGATAGATAAAAAAATTAAGTAACCCGGAGACCTCCTTTTTACCTTCACTAGTTTCAACTGACAAATATAATTGTGGTTCTTTTTTCAAAAAATCATCAAGTTTTGTTATGATATTTAAAGGCAAATTTGCCATTACTTCTTTTATTTCTTCTGGCATAAATTTTGAACAATCATATATTTCATTTTTTAATAAAACATTTTTTATTGATGCTTTGATGAAATCTTCTTTTTCTGTGCCATTTATTTTTAGCAAATCTTTAATACTTGGTGTTTTTACAATAATTGATAAATTTTCTCCAACAGCTATTTGTTCGTTTTGTAAATTGTTTATGGCTTTTATATCGGATATATTAATCTGTATTTTTTCTTTATTGTATACCAAATTTAACATTTCATCAACACTTTTTGATCTTATCTGTAAAAATAAAAATTCTGCATCCGCCAAACAAAGATCATTTATATTAACTCCTTCTGCATTTCTTTTTAAAATATCTACCATAGCATTAAATGCAAAATATCTATTATTTTCTTGTAAAATAGTAGCAATGTTTTTTGCATCTTTTACTTTAAATGGTACGAATGTGACATCCTTTTTTGAAAAGGGCAATGTAGTTTTATACTTTGGTAAAAAATTGTTTATTTCTTTTGCTAAATCCATTTGTTAATCCATTTTAAATTAAAGTAAATTCACGATAATTCATTAATATTTGATATTTCAAATATTCATTTGCTTGTGCCATATTAAATTCAAAAGGCATACATTCGACTGGAAACACTTCATGAAACAAAAGAGTTTTGTTTATATTTCCATTCGGATCTAATATTTTTAATCTCATTTTTACATTATAAACGTGGGTGTCATAATATTGAACAAGATAAGG